CTAAATTTATTAAACTATACGCTGTTTTTTCTCCGAGAATCCTTGTTCCTACGTTATTTGGATGTGTTCCATCCACACCATCAAAGAATGCCTTGCGATTAAATTTATTAAATCCCAACTGATAGTAATCATCTTGACAAACAAGTTTATAATCTCTGGATATACTCTTACACAATTCGACATACTGTGTTAACAAAAGATTATGTGTATTAGTTTTAGTATCACTATCTTCTAGGAAATCCTCGTTTCCATCTAAGTAAAAACGATAGCCGGGTGTTTGGACCAAAATTCTTATTTGAGGATATTTTTCCAAAATTATTTCTAGCGATCTACGTAGGCTTCCGCCATATGTTTGTGTGTCGTATTTATCATCGGTGTTATCTAGGAAGACATCTGCATTCCAATCGTTTGTACCGTACCTTATAGTAATGTAATCAACCTTCGTGAAATCGATTGTCTTTATTGAATCCAATCTGCTACCAAAATAGCTTGGATAGCCTTGAGACGTATCTGCAATGGCCGTATCTTGCGCTGACCAATCTCCACTAACAATAGCTTCTGCAAGTCCTATCATAGAAAAAGCTTCCCATGGGCGCGGGTATTTTCCATAAGCCATTCGGCATCCGCCAAAGCCACAGTTATAAACAGTGGCTCCTGTAATTTGCTTGACTATTGTTGAAATATCATTCGGCTCTGCTTTGTTTCCTAATATACTATCTCCAAATTGAACAATAGTATCACCTGCCAAAGGTTTATCTAAAGATACTTGTTTGATATCATCAGTAGTTAAGACTCTTTTGAACACTGTATCTTTAATCTCCGGTTTAGATAAAAGATCTAGAAACCTAAAATAGAAGTTGCCACCTCGATCAAAATACTCTTGAAGTTTGAAGTTGGCATTTGGGGAATAATCTCGTAAAAAACCAGCAGCTAAAGCTCCCTCTGGCTGATTAGTGGTAGTTGATACAAAATAGTCACCGTCTGTATCAATTACATTTGCATCCTTTGCAGATATCGCTTGTACATTCGATCTATATTTAATATCGCCATCAAATATAGTTGTCCATTCCGGGATAGGCGGATTGTTAATGTCAAATCTTCTCATCCATATTTTGGTAATCGTATTAGAAGTGTTGTAATATACCAAGGTTTGCAAGAACCATCGATCATTGACATTCTCATTTATTAAATGAGTGATTGCCCTGATTGTTGACGGCACATCCGTTGCTCCATTTTGTACTAAATATACACCTTGCTTTCTGACGGCATTTACACTTGATCCCGATATGACTTGCCCTGAAAAAGCATATGAGGATGCTAGTTTTGCATTGGTTGCTGCTCCGTCGACAATATTAGATGTGTTGACAGCGTTTGATCCAACAACTGGAACACTTCCTCCCGTCATTGCTGTTTTAACTTCTTGCGCCAGCATGCCGAGCGTTATCTGTTCGTTTCCACCTTTGTCAACCTTTTGGGAAAGCCCGCTCAATAAATTTGTATTTACCTGAGTCAATGCTGTTTTATCCGCTTTTGTTATGCTTAAGCTATCTATGTCTGTTCGGTATCTATTTGAATCAGCTAATACAGCGACCAATGCACTAAATTCTGCCTTTTCAACAATCCCTACAGGTTGCCCCGCCAATTTTTGTACTGTTAACTCGAATTCTTTTAAGTTCGTTACTTTTCCATCTTGAATTATCTGTATACTTGCATATACTTTACCCGGCGTCATCATATGCACTGGGTATTCAATTGCAAACACGCTGGTTGCCTTGCTAACAACTGAAAAAGCAGTTAGGTCTGTTACTCCACTTGCTTCATTGTGCCAATTAAGATTTAAGGTTAATCCGGGGACTTCACCGACATTACCATTATTGGTAACTTGAACAGTGAGTGTGCGTCCTTTGTAATCGCCTTGAGAAACGAACTGCTTCTGCACGAAGCTATCACTCGCTCTATCAATCACTAAATCGACATCTCTAAATTGATTTAGTTCCAAATCCATCACTCCTAAAAATTTATGTGTTCTCTTGGATTAATAAAATCACTATTGGATGGCCATGGTCCATTTGTAAAAAATTGGAAGTGCAAATGCGGTCCAGTACTTGGTCCAGTTGTCCCCATATTGCCGATTTGTTGTCCCTGATTGACCGTATCGCCTACAGAAACTCTCAGTTGACTTTGATGTGCATACCCTGTGTAAAGCCCGTCAGAGTGCTTAATAACAACGTAGTTTCCGTACCAATCGGGGTAACTTCCAGCTATTACTACTTCACCAGCTGCCGATGCATATATAGGCGTGGTTGCATTTCCGTTCACTAGGTCAATTCCGTTGTGAAGCTCATACGATCCGGTAATTGGATGGTATCTGTAGCCAAACTCACTAGTCACAGTGACTGGCTTGCTAATCGGAACTACATATCCAACACTTTCATTCACTTTCACATATTGTCGTATCATCGCAGCATAGTGAAAGTTACCACCATTTACATACAGATACGTTCTGCCATCTGCTTGAGACACCGCATTTACATATGGATAAGTTGCACCAGTTGTATTTCCTAGTGAAGGAGCAACAACTGTTCTTGAATAAACCTCAGCCAAATCGGTGGTATTTACTCCACCTCTGTTTGAGAGCCAAGGGATATATGCACTACCGAAGTTGTAACCTTGCATCACTCCCCAGATATCTACGTTTTGATCCTGACCGTTTTTAATTTGTTGAGCTAGGTGTTTACACCCTTGTTTTACCGACGCTTCACCCGTAAGATAACCGGGACCAGGATAGCCCGCTGATTCAGAAGATTGCATGATGTCATCTGTTCCGTCAGTGCCGGGGTTTTCTACCATAATCAGCGCATAGGCTAGTCCGATATAATCCGAAATACCGTATAGTTTCGTATACTTTTCAAGCCAAGCAACGATATTCGCATTTCCGGTTATGTTGCTGCCGATATTTATTGGATCATATGTTGCACCACCGGGACCAACGCCTCCTCCAGAACCACCGGGATAAACTTGTTGTCCTTGGATTCTGATTTGACCCTGCACATCTAAGTCACCTGTTATACGGACATTCCCTTGATAAGTAACATCTCCACGATAAATCCCCGATCCATCTCCAAGAAATACCCATCCATACCCTTCTTTTGTCGAGATAAGAATGTACTTTCCATCGCCTTCTGTTTTAATTACAAGCGAGTTATCTTCAAGTGGTGTCGGCGTGGACGCTTCTGGAAAAGGATTGCCGGCTGAGTCAGTTGTACCAATTGTCCCAATGTGTCGGTTGGCTCCCCAGAACTCCATCCCTTTACTGGTTAACTCCATAATCTTTTTGCCGTTTTTCATCGCTTGTAACGATCCGGCTGACAGTTTCAGAATCTCGCCTAGCTTGTTAAATGATGTTTCGAAAATATCAGCAATGATTGATCCAGTTTGGATGAAGTCAGCGTTGAATTTACCGTCAATGGTCCAAGCTGTCTTAAATGGACTAGTGTAGAAATCGCCGTCAATAAATCCAATCCCATCCGAATTTGCAACTAAAAAATGACTTGATGTTTGAATAGAATCGCCGTCCATCCATACCATTTGAAATGGCTGCCGACTTTCCCCTCGTTGAGGATGATTAGCTGGATAATCAGATGGGGACATCAAAATAACCGCACCGCCATGAGCGCCACGGATAATATCTGATTGCCATTTGCTGATTTCAGTTGAATCATAGAACGTCATTTTTGTTTCAGCTAAATTGGTTACACTATTTTGAACACTTGCTGCTTGCCTGGTACTTGAAGTGTTCAAGTTATCGCCTAATCCGCATTGAACCTTGTTTCTGATGCGATCGATTTTGACGCTGAAAACACGAGTTTTATAGTGATAGTTCTTGTCTGATCGGTGGATGGTTACTGTGTTACCGATTGAATCCCCACCTAGTACAGAAGTTTTGAATTGAATCAACGGCCTTGAGTATTCTACAAGGTTCTCATAGGTCGCTTGTAGCAACTCTCTAGGGTCTTCTATATCTTCCAAGATTAGAACAGTTTCCCGTTTACGCTTGCTTCCGTTCTTCATCGGTATGCCGTAAAGTGCTGTCATTTCAGGATATTCAAGCCAATTCTGTCCTTTAGGCTTATCTAACGGATTACCATTCGACTTTTTCCATTCGATGTCAGTGAATTCAATTCTTCGTCCGTAGCCGTCCCCGACCTCTTCACCTTTACCCCGTCCAATAATCGAGGTATATAGTTGCGATCGATCTCTTTGACGCACGACTACGAGTGCGTTCGAACCGTAAACAAATCGCTTGTTGCTAAAAATGCCAATTTGTTTATAAATTTCAATCCATTTATCTGTGATTTTGTTTCCATCAATTTTACATTTGAAAACAATCTCGCAGCCGAATGTCTGCAGTTGCTTTAAAGCATCTTTAACGCTTAAATAGTAAAAAGTTCCTGAAATTGCTGGAAGCGTCGGATCAACATAACCCACACGCCACTCAGCATTTGTATAGCTAAGAATCTGTTCTGCTACTTGTTTGATACTTCGATTGCTAGGGCGCATATCAAGCACGATAAACGAATGCAATTCATCTACTGCAAAGTTAACCCCTATAAAGCTTAACCGTCCTCTAGGGTCGCTATCAGCGGTTATTTTGTACATCGAGAACGAATCATCATTTTCACGAACAGCCATAAAAGCGGCATCTCGAATTTTTTTATCATCCAATACGCTAACGCTTAAAGTATCGTTCATCAGCTCACTTTTATCAGCTGTGATTTCTTTCGACTGGACGGATTCAATAATTTTGCTTTCTCCGCACACTTTTAACAGTTCTTGTTCATCATTAAGAAAGTAAATGCTTTCGCTCATTTTATTGAAACTCCTTTTTTTGTAATATTAACTATTTGTTAGTTTTTAAATTCAGAGATATATTCACCAAAGAATTGGAATAATCGACTGTAATTTTGAGTATTATAGGCTCCACCATATCGCTTTTCTCGCTTTCATGTGAGTTATAACTAAAAAGTGCGTAGACAGGCAAAACTATTCATTTAACCTTCACTACTATGCCTTTTTCGATAATTGGTATAGACTAATTAAATATATTTCGAATACCTTCCTTAGTGACCATAAGAATGGTAGAAATTCCTTTTTAGGACTCCGATAACTCTGTTTTTTGTAAAATCTGATTAGTTTGTTAATTTTTTTACCTAACCCAACCTTATTGACAACGATGACGATTCCAAAGTATTTTTCTACCCTTAAAAACCGATATATGTCTTTTTCTGTCATCAAGATAAATACCCAAATTTTTCACCAAAAGCTTATGAATCAGGCTTTTGTAGTAAAATGTAGTAAATTACATGATCAACTAAGAAATTAATCAAACCAAATATCCACAAATTTAATACACTCGTCTCGCGGCTCCATCTTTTTAAGCCTAAGATACATTTTAATTTGTCTTCCATGAGGAGAGTCTCGTTTGAATTTTTTCGCCTTAGATCTATCTTGAGTAAAAACAAAAGAGTCTGAATCCGCACGCTTCCCCTCGATAACTTGATAACTCTTCAAATAAATAGTACCTACACCTAAAATGTATTCTTCTAGGCTATCAGCATCTATTTCGATAAATTCTTTTCTCAGTCGATTGATAATAGCTTGCAGTTTTGCTTCTGACTTATTCCTGATTTTTCTATATTCAAGAACAGATATTCCTCTTCGGTCAGCCAATACTTTATCTGTTATAGGTATATATGTTCGATAACCGTTATAAGCATAAGTAAAATTGGCGCCTTGTTCAGTTTCATAATATTTCTCAGAAAGAATTAAAACATCTTCTTTAGGTAACTCTTTTAAAGCAGTAAACAGTAAACGAGCATACCCCTTGCCATCTCCATCTCCCAAATGATTCCTATTTACCACAAAGGCCTTCCATTGTGTGAGTATCCACTTTGGACGAATCTCGAAATCATAACTCACTATCCGAACACCTCCGACATTATTGCTATGTTAGAAAATAAATCGTCTGTTAATTCGACTTTTTCTTGCGGCACTTCCCAGCCATATCTGAACGCCATAGCAGTTTCTATTTCTTCAATTTCTTCCAATGCGGCATCCTTGAGTTCTTGAGAAGCATACCCTTTTAAAAGGCTCTCAGATTCATTCTGAGACAATGTAGATAAGAATCCAGAGAAATACTTAGCTCGTGCTTCCCACCGCTCTATCTGTCGATCAATGAGCATTTCAGCTTCTGCATTATCCGAAACGATAAATTCTATTTTAGGCGCATGAGTGTGGATAGAAATTTCATCATAGGCAAGGTGAGTAGCTAAGGTCCGGTTATAAATTTCTTTGCTAATCATAGACTTCCTTCTTTTTAGCGATTTGATGTAATCATTAATGTTGATATATCGACTCAAATAGTATTCTTGATCCATACTCACCCTCCCTTTGACATTTTTGCGGATCGCATAATTTTGGAAACTTTATTAATCTGAATCAGTAAGCGGACTTATCCATTTTCTTAATCTTCCCCTTTTTTAAGGAGTCAAAAATGTCAGAATGCTTAGCCACATTTTTATCATTTAAAAATATATTTGCTTCTCTATTGCTTAACTTCTAAACGAAATACAGTGCTTATAAAATTTTAATACCGTTTTGCATTAGTTTCTTTGATATAATTTCCTTACCAGTGAGTGACCCACTGAAATAACTGATAACGAGGTGAAAAAAATGGATGAGGATAAAATTAAAAATTTGATTGAATCCGCAAGAAAGGATTCTCTTAAAGAATTAGACATTCAAGGTCAAATAGACAATTTGGGAGAAACTAAAAAGATAACTGAAATCATCCCAATTCTTCACAAGTCTAGTCTTGATTACACAGATAAAATGATCGAGAAAGTCATTGTTTCTATTCTCGAAAAGCCGAATTAAAAGCTGCAATTTTCTACAATTTTTTTAATTGATTCACTAGAAAATACAATATTTTCAATTGGTATTCTTTGCTCTGGGCTACTCACAATAGCTTGGAGCATTTTTGCTAATTCTTCTGGTGCTGCTTTGATTGTGATTTCCATTTTGGTTCCTCGTTCATCATCTTCAAAACCGATTGAACCGCTTTTTTCTGAACTTCCAAAGGAATCTTTTCCCCTTCTTTCATGTGAGTGCCATCTTGCCAGACACAGTGGACTTTGATTCCATTGGGGTATATTGTTGTTGTCATTTTTTACATTCCTTTCTTTGATATAATTTCCTTATCAGTGAGTGGTCGTCTGAAATAATTGATAAGGAGGTGCGACAAATGTTGACTAATGAACAACGCGCACATGATTTATCTGTTGCTTCACTACCCTTCATGAGAGATATAATTGAAACAAAGATTAGAAATGGCGAACAAATTGTATTTGATGCATATTACGAATACAAGAATCTTTACACTCATTTTTTATCTGCTGTATCAGAAGACTTCAAGGACGAGGATTAATTTTCGACCCATCCATCCAAAGTTCTATAGGTTCATGTTTAACTTGCTCCTCGCTAATACCAATAGCTTGGAGCAATTTTGCGGTTTTGATCGTTGGTCTCGCTTGGAATTGCCATCATCAAGGACGGTGCTTACAGCACAACCGCTTATTTGGTTTTCAAGGATCGATTAGAATAAGAAAAAGCGGACACAAGACATTTCCTCAATTGGGAATTTTGTCTCGCATCCGCTGGTTTTTCCTAGTAGGATACTAAATATGTTTATGTGATTATTATACCATATTTCGCGATTCTTTTGTATCTAAAACCCTGATAAATCAATGTTTATTCACCTACAAGATTGATTTCTTTTGTTTCAAACCGAATAACTCTACCTTGTTGTACGATTAATTTTACCTCTCCATAATTAGGCAATAGAATTGCGGTTTTTGCATTTTTATCTTCGGACTCAATATAAACTTTGTCTTTCATTTTCTACATTCCTTTCTCAAAAACTTCATATGATTAACAAGAAAACTGACCCAAACTTGACAAAACTTGATATCCAATACATAAAATTCAATCATTTTTTTTAATCAAAAATACTCGCCTCGTATTTTTTGGTAATGATTCAATCAATTCTTTGGGCAATGTGATTTCGCCTGCAGTTGTATCATCTCCCAACAACTTTGCAGTAACCTTAAATTGTTTTCCACCATTTTGCACCAGCAACTGGCCGGTATTCCTTTCGCGCCAATCAGGATCATTCAAATCATATTCCCATGTATTCAAGTGTGCCTTATTCATCGTTTGAACTGTATCAAGCATAGAATAAGCTTGGGCTTCGTACAGTAGATTACTTTCCGTCACTTCTTCCTTAGTCCTGGCTATCCAATATCCCATAGGATTCGCTTTACTTGCACCGATAGGAATTCCATTCTTTCTTAATCTTTTGACCGATATTTTCAATTGCTTGTATGTTTGGTTCGTTTGCTTAATGATATCCTTCGCTAATATCCTATTGTGAGTTGAGTGTTGCTTGATTATACCTAGTACCAAAAAATCTGTTTCTGTCAGATTAGGTTTCATCTTATACCATTCCTTTCATTTCATTCTCGATAACTTTTTCAATCGCTTCCAATAAATTGATTTTCTCGCTTGGAACCATGCCATAATAATTATTGGTTACTGAATCAAGCTTCATCTCAATTTCTTCTTCGCGGAAATTAGAATACCAAGACTTTTCATGCGAGTTTATATCTTGCAGCAATTGAAAGATATGCGCGATCAACATGCTTTTATCCATCTTTTCCAACTTACCAAGTTCTTTAACCAGGTACATATTTTCTACCTTTTCATAAATATTGAGTACAATCGTTGTTTTTAACTCTTGAAAGGTCAGGTCTTTTACTAATAGGCTATCGAACGCCTCTGTTTTCCTGTATTCGTTGAAAAACGCTATTGCTAACTCTCTGCCTAAGTTTAACTGTAGTTCATCTATATTCA